TTACTGGACTGGTCTATCTCCACTTTGAAAGCATCAAGCGAGGGAAGCTTATTATACTTACCAACAAACCTGATGATCTCACCAAACAATGATCTATAAACACCTTCAAAGAAATCAGGCTTAATGAAAGGTATAACTTTACGCATATACTCTTCATTGGTTAGCATATTTCTAAGAATGGTCTGTTCTAAATCAATCTTCATTATCTTCCTCAGGTTTACCGTAAACTAAAGAGCCGTCTTGTGCGGCGGCTTCTAAAATATCTTCTAATACATCAGCAGCGAAATCTTGAAGATTAGTATCTTCTTCTGTTAAATCACCATCAGGGCTTGATTGTATCATAAAATTAAACTTTAAGCAATCGTTTTCGAAAGCAATGTTACCATAACGAATAACAGTCTCAACAAAATCGCCTTCGATAAATCTTACATCCCAAGCCTGCTTGTTACCCCCGCCATCACTGGCGGGAACAAGTTCATAATCAACACTTTCTTTAGCCATTGAAATCACCTTCAAGTTCAATGTCTAAGTCTACAACCGCACTGCCAACTTGAAAAGCATTCTTCACAAATTCTTGAAAGCTTTCTTGTGCTAGAATAGAAGCCCAGAAGTCTCGGTCAAGATCAGCAAGACGATACTTCTTCTCTTCACCTACTTTCTGATACCAACCGTTAGATGGTTTAACAACATCACCACTCGCCATCGCAACATCAAGCAAACCAGACATCTCATCGATACCACCTTCCCACGAAACAGTGATAGGGATCTTAGACTGCTCTTTGACAAAGCGAGACTTCTCAACCTTGATGACAAAATCATAACCCATGACTTCGGTACCAGTCTTGTTCTGTCTACGACCAATGATCCAGATGTTGTTTGCTGAGTAGTAAATACCAGTACCACCACCAACAATATCTTTAGGATACAAACCAATCTCTTTGTACGTGTGATTGATTGCAAGCAAAGGAATGTTCTTCATTGCAAGATAAGGTGTGGTCATACGGAACAAACCTTTCAGTGCTTTTGCTCGTGACATATCAGCAACAGACTTTTCGTTCTTGGCATCTTCGAGTTCTTTCTTAGATGCTAGGTTACCAATGGAGTCAATCACAATGATCACATCATCTTCTTTATCCATGTCCTCTAACTGAGCAATGAGATCAAACTTCAACTCTTCTACATCTGTAATAGGTGTATGGAGTACACGCGAGGTATCAATACCAAACGTATCAAAGTATGACTGAGGCGAACCAAATTCTGAATCATAAAAAATCATGATGGCTTCTGGTTTCGCTTTAAGATAGGCTGCTGCCATCTTCAGTGCAAACGAAGTCTTAAAATGCTTCGATGGTCCAGCAAGAACGGTAAGCCCAGAAGTAATTCCGCCGTCTAGAGAACCTGACAAAGCCACATTCATCATAGGCACATCAGTCTGCACCACTTCTTTCTCTTGAAAGAATTCTGATTTATCCATCTGTGACGATAGTTTAATCTTGGAATTCTTTTTAAGTTTCGCCATTAGCGACATAATATCTCCTTCAGTTCAACGTAACCACCAATTGGATTACCGTCTATTTTAATTTGCGGAAAGGTTTTCGCACCTACAAATTCAGTTAAGATTTCATCTTTAGTGAAGTCTTTACCAATTGCTTTGTAAACATACGAAAACCCTTTCTCTTCGCAAAGTTTTTTAGCCGCGTCACAATACGCGCATCTAGGTTTACCCCAAATCTCAATGTTCATATTAGTCTTTCAAGTTACGGAAGTTAATCGCTTCATCCAACAGAGGAATCTTATCGGTCATTCCTACTAACATTCGGGCATCTCGATTCAGAAACTCACCACCAAAAGACTTAGCCTGTTTCATTGATAACTCGCTGTCAACTTGTGCTTTGATGAAAGAAGGAATCATAACGCTTCGGTCAGTCATCACAGGATGCGATTCGATTATACGCCTAACGATAGAAGGATTAGCACCTTCGCAATCAATAATTGTGGCATGCATCTGATTAAAGAACGTTTGCTTAACCGCTTTAAAACCTGAGATAGCCAGTTTAGTATAAACGATTTCGAAAATACTACCAGTCTTAATTTCTGTTGATGACAATACAGTACAATGCTTAATAACATCTAGCAAAGCATCTAAAGCCTTTTCATGACCACCGTACATAGCAAAGTCATTACTCAAAACATCTAATGCAGTTTCACCAGTTTCTGGAGCATACACGATTTTGTTCTGAAAATACTCTGGTCCAACAGCACCGAGAATACGATCAATAGTTTCAATATTGATGGTAGTCTTGATACACAAGCCAGCACCTGTTTGTTTAGCAATTTTAGCAATCGTATTGACAATAGCAGTATCGTCCAGAGTGTCGTTCTTCAGCAACGGGATATCGTTACAGATAAAGACAATAGCAGGCTTCCATTCAATAAGATCATCAACATCATCTACAACAGCATTAACGTCGGCTAGTTTAGGATCAAAAGCCACTCGCATAGCATCAGCTAAGTAGTTGTCGCCAATAATACCTATCCTGAGCTTTTCTTTCTTACCTGTTTCTTCACCGTTCTGTTCAACGACTACTCCTTCACCGTTATCATCCCATTCGCGCACTTCGGTTTCGCCTGGTGGCATTTGAATGATGTTTTCATCATTACTCATAGTGTATATCTCCTATACGTTTTTGTATGCATATTCCACTGCTCTATCAGCTTCAACTTCGAGTGGTCTGTTATCATACCACATTCCGTTGTCATTGTCAAGCTGCCTGCATAATTCAGCAACTTGTTGTGCAGTGATTGGATATCCTCTCTTGATTGCATTACCAGCAGTAGCAACCATGATCTGATACATTTTGTGATACCACCCGGTACCGGTTATAGACATATATTCAACTGATAACTGTTTGGGAAAGAATGGGCAATCACGATACGTGCTCCATACTATGTCACTATCATTATTCATTGAAGACTTTCTGTGTTCAATGACTGCTTTCGCCATCTCAGGAGGCAATCTGTCTAGAAAACTATTACCTGTGCTGGGCTTATATGACCACTGGGACATTATATAGTCTGGGTCTACATCTTCACCTTCGTTATCAAAGATGAAGTTACACGCATCTGGATATTGTGCGGGTACGTAATACATGCGCGACAGATCTTTAGTCTGCTTATCTCCAATATCTTTCAGATGTTTGTTGAAAGCATACCAGAAGTGCGGGATCTCTTCTTTGTCTAGCTCTCGCGTTAATGGAAATACGAGACGAAATTTAGGTTGGACAGGAGTACTTGAAGCTGTGGAGTAACATACGAAACTATAGTTTCCACAGATTGTTTGCAGGTTGTGATGTAGCTCTCCGGTATGGATATCAAAATCATCCACATCAACAGCGCACCAACGAGACCAACGCACAACGTTCCTATTACTGCGCGTACTGTCTTTGACATAAGCAGCAGGGCTAAGCAAAGCAGAAGAGTTATTACCACCTTTGACTCCTGGTTCTTTTGAGACATTGACAAGAAACTTCTTGAATTTAGACCACGAAGCAAACTCCATGGTTCTGTGTGTCTTGTTGTCGAACGTGTTTTTGAATATAGTTATTTTATACATGAACCTATTATAGTCCATTTTTAAAGAGAAGTCAACCTTATTAATCCCATTTTGTTGTTTGAAGTCTTACCTTTAAATGTTTGGGTATAGTCAAACTCTTGAACCAACTCGTATTGTCTAGACTTTTTAAATGCCCGCAGTACCTGTTCCTGATCAAAATTATCTACTAGTACATTTGGTATGCCTAGATCAAAACACGCTTTGAAATCAGTTAAGGCATGCTCTTCTTTATGATTACCATCCAGCAAACAAAAGTCAAACTTGCCGGCATATTCTGCTAGTAAACGCTCTATCAGTTGATACGTTTTTCCAGGTATCCATTGAAAACGATCCGGATATAATTTAGCTATTCTCCTAGCCATAAACCTACGGAGTTCTGGATCAATAACATCTTCGGGAATCCTAGCTTTGACCATTTCATTATCAGGTGATATGCTTACCAACGCAGCGTCAGGATAACACTCTAACTGATACGTAGTAGAATGCCCCAAATGAAATCCTATTTCTAGAACATGTTTTGGCTGATGCAATTCTTGACATGTACGAAAGATATCATAGATGTCTTCCTGAGGAGGCATGTAGCCCCAGCCATATGTTGGGAAAGGTAAATGATCTAAATTCATATTAAAAGAAATCCTCAAGAGTCGCTCTGGGCTCGCTTGACCAACCGACAGCCTCTAGAACAGGCTCTAACGGATCAAGAAAGGTTTTATCAAACATCTTGTTATAATCAATAGCCGAGTGTAGTCCAAACTCTTTGGGCAATGCATCAGGAAACGATATAACATTCTCTTTGATGGTGTTAGGCTGCTTCAGATAAACGAACTTAATCTTTTCGCCATTCTGAATTTTCTCATACTTATCACCTAAGCCAAGTCTATTGACATGATGATTATATAGTAAGGCGCCACGCGAATGGATTGGAGTACCCTTGCCATATATGGTACGTCTGTCAGAATACTTACTAACATCAGTAACGCCACGAGGAAAGGCAATGTTCTCGGGAGGCAAATTGCTAAACTCTTTCTTGAAATCACGAATGAACGATTGTGTTTCTAATTCTGTACAATTGACTATTATATGAAACACTTCCTTGAATTTATCACGAACCACCTGAGGTGTACTGGACTTGACTGCCTCAATACCCATCATCTTGAGTTTAGGTTCGGCGTACTGGACACCCTCGCTGTTATGCACATTGAGAATGTACCGCTTCTTAGCCATCCAAATACCACGATTCGCAATGACCTCACGTTCCATCTTCATTCGATTTTCGTAGGCATTGGTCTCTTGGGCTAGTGTGTCATAAGCATCCGCAATCTTAGCCTCGAAATGCTCACACACCTTATCAAGAAACTTAACAGGGTTAGCAGGCTGGTGCATATTGACCAGTGTCTCCATGTTAATGTAAACCGAGTCAGTATCAATGGCAATTACATAATCATCCTTGGTGCCGTTGAGTTCTTGCATCTCATCATTCACGGCCAGCTCCGCGCACTTGATAGCACGTTGACCACTGGTGGTAATAGCTTCGGCGATGTTCAGATCAAAGTATCTGAACCACTGATTTGCCATTGCACCATAGAGAGAGTTCATCAGAATCTTAACCGCCATCTGCGAGTTATTAAAGATGGTGATATCATCAGCCAGTTTCTTGGTGGGTGTATTGGCGTATTCGCTCTGAGCCTTGAGCATCTTCTGTTTGGCGTCTACACGATCACCATAGAACTGCTTAATCACCTGAGGAATAATACCCTCAATGTCTTTGCGATACTTAGTGCCGTTAGCCGCTTGTGCAAAGTCTCCATCATCACCATCAATCCACGATAGCGTTTCGGGTGACATATTGTATTGCACAATGATATTAGGATACAGTGACGCAAGGTCAAATGAGGTCACCCAGTTATGAGCACCGACTTGAGGCTCTTTCACATAACCACCGACAATAGAAGATTTTGCTTTATTCTCACGAGGTGGTACCACAATGTCTTGCTTCAGAAGCGCATTGTATATTACAGCATCCCATATGTTGGTCGTGCCGAACGTGTCAGTGAAGTTAGTCTTGGCTTTATAGGCCATAGTCAAGGCTAGAGTAATCAAGCCCATCTTGGATTCTAGTCTATCAACCAGCTCTACATCTTTGATGTTATAATCAATGAACTTTTGATAGTCATGCTTATACAGTGCGTGGAGAGAGCCGTACTCTTCGTAGGAGAGCTTCTTCTCACCAAGTACAGAGTGAGCGATGTGGTCCAACTTGTAGGATTCTTGCTCACCGTAGGTTAATTTGCCAAACTTCTGAAACAGATCATAGTAATCTAGCTGAGAAATACCTTCAAGATCATAGGCGATTGCGTCTTGCCCCATCTTGGTGTGTACTTTCTTCTGCCGAATCAAACCCCATGGCGATAGCTTCTTGGTCATATCTTCACCAAGAGTCCGAGTGATTCTATTGGCTAGATAGGGAATATCGAACAGCTTAGTATTCCAACCAGTGACAATATCCGGGCATGTGGGCTTTGATGACCACCAGCCAAGAAAGGAGGTCAGCAGATTGGCTTCGGTTTCACATAAGAAGTATTTGATGTCCGCTTCGTTAGCGCCCACATCATACTCACGAGTACCCCAAACATAATAGATGTTGTCAATATTATTCTTGGCGGTGATGGAGATAACTTCATGAGCCGCCTCTTCAGGAAAAGGAAAGCCCTCGTCAGATGCAACCTCAATATCAATGGTCGTAACGTTGATCTTGTCACGTTCAAATTGAATCTCATTAGGAAACTTATTACCTATGAATTGAGTAATGAAGTTAGACATGCCGCTAACCGTATAGTTAGGAACATCTTCATACTGCTTCACGAAGTCAGAAGCCTCACGCATATCAG